ACTGAATGGACAGGTTGTTGTACCCTGCCGCCATGTTGGAGAAAGTCACGCGTGCCAACACGGGGTTGGACACGATAAAGTCTTCGATATCCTGCTGCTTCCAGCCGCCGAGTTGAGCGGCCACACGCTTCAGGTTCGGATCAAACTCGCCGAGCACCTTCGTCCGCTCGATGTCTTCGGCAGTGGGCTCAGCGACGGGGTTTCCGTCCTCGTCGAGCTTTTCCTCGACTTCCTCTTCTTCAGTAGCCAGCTTCTCATCGACCGGCTCTTCTTTCGACTCCGGATTGTCGCCATCCGGATTGTTCGGGCCTTCGATCCCTTCCTCTTCCAGTTCGTCCTTCTGGTTCTTGGCGTCGTTACGGCCAAAAATCTCCTTCATCTTCTCGCCCACGGCGGCTTCGGCCTTCTGATCCGGAGTCTTCTCGTCGGCTGCCGGCGTAACAGGTGCCTCAGCAGCAGCATCCAGAGCCGCTTCGCTGGTATCGTTCGCCTGATCAACAACTTCGTTCTCGGTAGCCATTTCCAAACCTCTTTCTGCAAAATTTACATGTACTATTGTAACACAACGGTCCTAGAAGATCAAGCCCTTTTACCCATAATATCCGTCGCGGTCATGGAATCCCAGTTGTTTCAGGACCCGCTGACGCTGCTCGTGAGACCGGAGTACCATCCGGCCATCCGAGGTAAATTCATGATCAGGGAAACGCTTCTTGGCCTCCGGGATCTGGCTCGCATGAACCCCCAGAGCCTCGCTCAAGAGCGGGGTGGTGTATCCGGGATGACGCTCAGAACCCGTGCCATAGTCCCTGTGGCTCTGTTTGCCGCATCGCGGGCACGCAGGCTGATTATCGCACCGGGAGATTGGTCGGAAGTCCTCAAAGGCGTGTAAACACGCCGGACAGACTTGTCCGTAAATAGGCATATTCACCCTCTGGTATGGTTTCAACACGTGATGAAACTACTGAACTTGCTGTGCCCTGGCCTGGACGCTCGCGGTGGGATAGGCCCTCTGAAGCTGGCCAGCGACCTGCTGAGCCGCTTGGGCACTCTCCGTGCCTGGAGTGACACTGGCGGGGTTAGGACCCCGCCCATGGGGATTTGGCTGGCCTACGTTGATATGGGGTTGAGGAGTTGGCTTTGAACTCCCGGTCTTTGTGTCTTGGACGGCAGCGGTGGCGGATGGGGCCAAATTCATGGCGTGTTCGATCTGCTGCTGAATGTCCAGTGGCAGCTTAGAGAAGTCAATCGAAATGTTTATCTTCGGCGGATCTACCTTGGGCTGGGCCTGCTGCTGAGCCTGCTGGTGAGCCTGGGCTGCTTGCTGGACCTGCTGCTGAATCGAAAGCTGTTGACCACCCTGCTGCCACGGCATCTGGTTGATCGGGGGCTGAGTGGCGAACATGGCCGCTTTGGCCGGGTCGATATCGCTGATCAGTTTAGTGAGGGTCCACTCGCGGAATGTCGGGGCGTCAATAATCTCGTCGAACTCTTCGAGGCCGATCTCGCTCGCGATACGCTCCAGGAAGGCTTGAACCTTGAACGCTGGACCCAAGATCTGCACGGCCTGAGCAGCGGCCGGGATGACGTTAGTGGCGAACTGGAGAAGGTGCTGTACCTTCATGTTCGGATCGGGCTTCGACATCGACATGGGTTGGACGGCAAGGATGTAGTCGAAGAACTGGCCCTGCCGCATTTCCGGGGTGTACGTGACCTGCTGATCCTGGCCCTGTTTACGCTGAATGAGGGGCAGTTCGATCAGGGGATCTGTGTGTAGGAAGAACGCCAGATCGTGTCCGATCTCCTGAGTGAAATCGTACACGATATTCTGGAGGTCGGCCAGCCGGACGCTGGAATTGTTCTGCATCATTTCCGACTGCGTGGCAGTGGGGGCTCCGGCGGATGCTCCCGACATGATGTCGAGATTGTTGGTGATGTCCGAGAACTTTTTCTCGACCCACTCCATGAAGCCGTATGCGTCCTCAGTGGTGCCTCCGTAGTTGACCTCTTTGATACCACCTAGGTTGTTGACCTTGATGGCCTCGCCGTCATCAGCATCCGCGATGTTCTCCGCGTCCTGAATGGCACTTCCTTCGTAGGCGAGCACTCGCTTCAGCCGGTCAGCTTGGCGGGCGATCTTGCGGGCGATACGATTCCCCATGATATGGAGATCGTACCAAAGCGAAACGGGTGGGATAGGGAGAATGTTATCGGGCACATAAGCGTACCCGAGCATGTGGTAGGGTCCGTTCTTGGGGCCAGACCAGTCAACATCGCGAAGGTACTTCTCCGCGATGAAGTCTTTTGTCCACGGAATGGTAACCACCCGTTGATCTCTGGGGATGTAGACCTCTGCAAGGTCCACAAAGTCCATGACTTCCCGAAGTTCCCCAGACTTGTCTCCAGACATATACGCTGCTTCAAACACCGACTTGTTGTCAGTGCGTGACCCTAAATTCTTAACGAGATCGTTGTCGTACAGTCCGCTGTCCAGCATATCCTGCCGGAGCACGCGGAACCTGTTTCCCACGATCATTTGCTGATCCCACGTCTTTGCGAGCGGGTCAATGATCATATCGTCGGGATCGACTCTCTGGGCGAATGGTTCTCCCACCGCGATGCTCTGGTCATCCATCGTGATGAACTGACCTGTAGAAGCAATCCCGGTTTTGCAGAAGGCTGCAAAGAAAAGAGAGTCAACGATCATCATCCGCAGTTCCTTCCGCAGATGAATGCTCAAGGCCAAGTTGTTCATGGCCAGTTCCATCATGTCAGCATAGCCGCGATATGCTAGCACGTTGGACCGGACCTTGAACTTGGGGTCACGGAAAACCAGATTGGGAATGAGTGTGTTCACGGCCTGATAGATGAGATTAATCGGAGAAGCCTTACGCTCTTCTGCGTCACCCGGTTTTGACCTCGCCCAGAAACGTCCGGAGTATTGACTTAGGAATTTCCCACGGGCACGTTTCAGATGCTCCGTCTTCGCAAACGAAACAGTGATGAGCTTGCTCATGTTCTGAGGGGTCAGTTTTGAATTCGGGTTCATAGGCTTCTTTCAGTTACTCGGCCTTGGGCTTCGGAAGCTGGAAGTTCAGGGACAGGAACTTGTTCCCAGCCTTGGATTCCTTCTCCCACGCCGCCAAACGGAATTTCACCACGTCGCCGGGGGAGGCATCGTCGGGAATCTTGATGTCAGCCGAGCCGGTGAGGTCGGGACGATTCTCGTTTCCTTCCTTGTCCTGGGGAAACAGGACGCCACGGTTCGTGTTGTCGAACGTCTTGTTGCCGCCTTTCTCGGCGGTCTCCTCTTTGGCCCGAGCGGGCGGGGTGTGTTTCGGCCTGTTAATCTTCTTTGCCATAACTGGGAACCTCTGTTAGAACTGAAAATCAACTGAGTACCTATTGTAACCGAATGGCATGGCCTCTGTCAAGCCACTGGAACAATTTTGTTGATACGGAACTTCTTCACGGCCTGATCGTACACGGCAGAGAGCTTATTCGACAACTCTTCTTCGTAGAAGTAGGCCATTTCCTCGCGGAGATACGCGTGGATCTTCCGCTCCTTCTCGTCGTTCATCATGCTGACCTGAGGAATCCATTCCATTTCAAAAACCACCCCGTGTACGGGGCCACCGATGAACGGAACTCTGATCTTCAACTTTTTCAGCTTATTCTTTTTCACTTTGACCACGCCTCTTTCTCCGACCGCATCATGTGGCGTTGCTCGTCACGACGACCGGCAAAACTGTTTCGGGGAGCTACGGGCAAGGCAACAACTACGTTAGGCAAGTCCTTTCTTCCGTACTCACACAAGGCGTCTGCTACGACTCGATCACCGTGGGTCGCTGAAGCACCGCCTTGCTCCCGCACCGCTGTGGCGGGCTGGAGCACACCTCTATCATTATACACGTAATCAATCGCTTCATCAAGCGATTCCTTGCACGGATTTATGTACCGGGCATTTTTCAGGGCATCCCGGTACTCTCCCAGCAGAATTTCCTTTCGGGCGGCAGTGGAGTTCCAGCCGTACCGTTCCGTGGGCTTGGACGTTTTCCGGCCTTCGACCTTGGAGAAGTAGACCGGGGAGTATCCGAATCCCATGACCTTCTTCCCGAAGATGGAGCCAGGACCGTTCGTCTCCCAGATGAGGAGCGGGTTCGTTGTGCGACCACCAAACCAGACAGCGGCCATCGTCACCATCCAGGCCAGATCTTCAGGTGGTGTAAACGAGTCGCAGTATTCCGCGATCTTCTGGTTGGTGTTATGGTCGAACACGCTGATTACCGAGTTGCTGGACCCGGTTCCCATGCTCACGTCAACGCCGAACACATAGGAGTGCGACTGATCCGGCCTGCCGTTGACCAGCGGGCACCAGATACGCCACGTTCTACGCACCCCACCCTCGACAAACTTGACTGCCTCGTTCTCGCGTCCGATAAACACGCTGAGCCGTTCGTCTTCGTTCAGGTCCTCATTAAAGAGCAGGTTCCCCATCACCATAGGATCGGCCTGGAACGCTGCACGATGAGCCTCGACCTCCTGGGGATCGAAGAAGGTGTCTCCGGACTTGCCGTGGTCACGATCCACGTTCTGGGCCAGGTCACGAGCCGAACGCGATGCTTCCTCGTGGATGTACCACGGGGATATTGCCTTCTTCCCGACTGGATTCTTGGGGGACGGCGGCACGTCAATGATCGAAAGGCCCCGTCCCTTTGTGGGGTGAGCTTCCCACGGGAGCGTTATGAGCGTCCCCTTGCGGCGACCAGACTTCATGTCCCGGTAGATCCGGGTGTACCAGGTGGCCGGCCCGTTAACTGTGCTGTTGAATATGCGGCAGGCCGTGGTGTCAGCCGTGGCTACGTCGATCTCTTCGCCGTTACGCACGCGAGCGAACTCGTCCAGAAGGATGGCAGTCTTTCTTCCGCCCTGGCCTACGTCGTCATTCGTGCTCTCGCCCACGATGGCCGAGTTGTTGTCCTGGTTCTCCAGCATCATGGAGTTGTCCCGGATACGCTTCGGCCGCAACCACACTGGCTGCATCCTGGTCATGTACCGGTGCTTCTCGAAGAGGGAGTCCATGTTCCCCCGGCGGTCAACGTACATTTCCTTGCGGGATACTTCTAGGAACGTGGTGTTGGGCTGGAACTGCCACATCCATTGAAATATGGCAATAACTAACCACGATGCTCCCATGTCGCGTGACTTGTCGATCAAGGCGTCTTCGCCCCGCGTGATGCACGAGATCAGCGTAGCCGCAGACTCATCCTGAATCTTCCACGTGATGAACGGTACGTGGCAGTCATCGCCGGTTACGGCTATGTCTTCCCCCTCATCATTGGTCCACTTCTGGTGGAAGGTATACCCGAAGGCATTCACCCAAAACGGGAACGAGGCCGCACAGGCGGCTCGTACGTCACGCTGCACGCACTCACTGGCGAACGCTGCATCGCGGAGTTTCTTACGCCACAGGATATTGGCGGCAGGGAGTTTCGGGATTTCCAAACCTGTAGCCGGGCAGATCACTGAGTCGCCGTCTTGCTGCTGCCACTCTTTGATCTGCTTCAGGTATGCCGCCACTGCCTCTGGAGTCGGTGTCATGGTTATCCTTGGAGGCCGAAGAATGAGTAGTTGTCCGGGCTGCTACTCGTAGCCTGGGAGTTGTTGGTTACGGTCTTACCGGAAGTTGTAGCCAGTACGTCTTCGCCGTTCGTCAAGGTTCCAGTGGATGAGGAATAGTCCACGGTGAACGGAGCACCTGGATCGTTGAGGAATATTTTTCCACTCAGGGATAGCGTGATGGTGCTGCCCGTGATGGACCACGACTGGACTGTTATGGAGCCACCATGGATCGTGAAACCACCTGCTCCGGAACCGCTCGTAGGTCCTACGTCAGACTGACTCAGGGTAGCAGTCATGGTAGTACCGCTGGACGGTACTGTGAAATTTCCAAGCGTAGGGGCACCGACCGTGGAGTTATTTACAACTGCCGCGTTGGAGATATTGGCGAGGGCACTGTCTCCGTTGGTTATGCCCGCAGTTCCATCGTAGCTGACGGTCACGGTCTTCGATGAACCCACCGGATTCGAGAGCGTGAGCGTGAGCGTAGTTCCTGATATACTCCATGCAGCTACCGTGCGTGTTGTTCCGCTGAGGGTGAATCCACCACTATTAAACCCACCACTCGGCGTCAGACTTACCTGAGATAGCGTAGCAGTAAGCAATAACCCCGTGGTGTCAACTGCCCACGATGTCGCCGTGGGAGCAGCAAGAGTAGCACCAGGATAGATGGAGAGTTCTTCTATGGGCCAGCCACCGGAGAAACTACCAGAGGTCTGAATTAGCCTCACGAAACGCGTATTCACATGGTTCCATGCCACGAACCATCGCCCGCCGTCTCCATCACCCACGTCGGTATCAGAGAAAGCATTCTTGTTCGTATTGGTCCACGATGCCACTGTAGTCCACGTGGTTCCATCACTGGACACGTCAACATTCCCACCCGCTGGTGCCCCAATCCCAAACTTGGAAGACCACACTACTCCACCAACACGCTCAACGGTTCCGAAGTCTAACTCGATGAAATCCCCGGTAACAGATGGATCTCCTGTATACCAGAACGTAGAGTTGTTGAAGTCAAGTGCTTTTGGCGGAGCGTTTGATCCGCTAGAGTTCCTAGATGACGTGGGGTTATTTCTTAAAAGGGTCGCAATTAATGCGGTTCCCTGTCCGAAGGCAGCCATGGTGGTCCTTTCCTAATCAGGCCCGGATGATCGCACCCTCAACCTGGACATCAACTTGTCCAGACGGAGCCACCACTTTCAATGTCCAGCCAGCCGGCACCATGAAAGGCACGTTCCACTGACGGCTCACGCCGCCGTTGGCCACCACAGTTCCCTTGAACATGAACATCGGGTTCGACCCGTTCCATGCCCCGATAGAGATCGCCCCGCCCGGAGCCGATACGAAGTTCAAGTCGGTAATGAGAAGATGTCCGCCCACGGGAACAGTGATAGGATCACCGCCGGGGGAGAAGTAATTGAGTGTGACCGTGCCAGACGCGTCAGCAGAACTGACTTCGGCATGAAATTCTTCACCGCGATTTAAAGACAAAGTGCACCTTCTTTCATTTTGTTAATACCTTGGCCAACTCATTCAGCCGCATCGTAGAAATCCGATCCAATTGCTCCTCTACCTCTGCCCCGCTCGTATTCACCTGAGCAGCACGGATGGGTTTGCCTTCCGTTCCATCGCGAATCAATTCCACGGCCCACTGCTTCCCGTCCAGAGCGGCCTTGAGAATCACAGCGGCCAGTGCCTCTGCGTTCGTGGGCACGCTCCCGCCAGACACCCCATACTCCACGAGTTCTGGAGGGGCTTCTCCCAAGAGCCTCTTCAGGACACGTGAGATTTGTGAGGACTTTGAATCGTCAGGAATCTTTTCGCGGACAACTGAACGGGGCCGTTGATTGTCATCGTGGTCAACGGCTCCAGGTAGCCCACCTTTTCCTGCCGTTTCAGAATCCTGCGTCCGCACGGCTTGCAGTACAGGTCCTTTTTCGAGCTTGTCTTCCGACCGCACTTTTTGCACTCGACGCCCATGGGATGCATCCTCTGTCATGGATTTGATTACATCCTCTGGCGTGAGACCGACTAGGGCTTCACGGCGGGGATGCTTCTTTTTCGTAGTGTGGCTCGTTCGTTTCATAAAACTCAGGGCGGGAGTTGAACCCGCGATCTTCCCTTTTTATCGGGCCGCCTTGCCTTGCGGTCCATGACCGAATTCTCTGGCTTCCTGAGATCCTGCCGGGCGACGAAGGTGAGTCAGCCGTGTGAGGGCGATATTCTCTTTTTCGACGCCTTATAAATTATAGCAGAACGGAAGACCCGTTGCAAGCACTCTGCAAAATATTTCTGAGCCCTGCCACCAAGCCCTTGACAAACCCCCTACCACTTGATCCATTTCAGTAAAAAAATCTTCAGAAATTTTCCAGAATTTTCTTCAATAACGCTTGACAAGCACTCCAAAGATCCCATATAATATATATACACTAGTGAGAGAAAAGACCCAGTAAAAAACTGCGTCAGCTAAGTTTTTTACGTTGTCTTTTCGACTCTATATTAAAGAGTCCTAGAAGACTCAATCAACTTGCCCCGTAGGGCAAGTTAATCCAAGAAGAGGTGATCATGTTGAGGTGGCCAGTCATTTCCAAAGACACTCCTGCTCCAGTGGGCGGCAGGGGAGTCATTCACTGCGACGGATCTTGTCCAGAAAATCCCGGAGACATGCGAATCGGTTTCCACATCGAACTCACCGACCCGGATGAGAAATATTTTAACATCGACTATGGCTACGTCCTAGGAGAAGGAACCAACAACGTGGCCGAGTACCAGGCTCTCAACGCTTCTCTACGTGAGGCCCTGAAGCTGGGAGTCACTCACGTCCAAGTCTTCTCGGATGCACTCATCGTGGTCCAGCAAGTCGCTGGTCGCTGGAAGATCTCGGAGAATCACCTGAGAATTCTCTGCGAAGAATCTATCGGGCTGAAGGAATTGTTCACATCATTCAAACTGACCCACGTCCACCGGGAAGAAAACACCCGAGCGGACTACCTCTCAAAACATCCGACCGAACCAGTCCTGCCGCCCAAAGAATTGGAGATCGACCTGTCTACGCGGGTTCGTAGGAAGATCAGCCGCCGTCACGCGGCGTTGATGCAATACTGGTGGGCCACCAGAAAGTGCCAGAACGAGTACCGCCTCCAGCGGATCTTCGGGTCTACAGCCTCGTTCCTGGGCAAGATCGGTCGCCGGGAGAACTACGAGGACATCACTGAAGCCGATCTGATGGGTCCTCACTATCGTGACCGGGCCAAAGCCTTTACTGCTGCCGAACTCGAAAAGGAGGCCAAGTGGGAAGCATCAAGGATATGATAATACGGGACACTGTGTTTGAGGTGTCTGCTTTTTTTCTTATGGTAATCGCAGCCATGTTCTGTGCCAGGTGCGACCTAGTGGAAGTGACCAGCCGCCAGTCCGGTCATGTGCTGGTGGTCATCGTGGGTGGCCTGGGTGAATCCCAGATGAAGGACATCACTGCTGCTCTGTCCAACTCCGACGCCACAGTCGTCTCTGCCTCCTCGTGGGATGGCTACAAGCTGGACATCGCGGCTGAAATCAAGGGGCACGAGTCCGACCAGATCATCCTGGTTGGCCATTCCTTCGGGGGACAGGCCGTACTTGATGCCTGCAAAGCCCTCCCTGCCGTCCATATCCAGGAAGTGATCCTGATAGACCCTGTGGCCTATGGCAGTGGTGGCACGGACTTGCCTGCCAATGCGGGCAAGGTCACTGTATTTACCAGGACAGACTGGTTCGGGCCATGGGTGGCAGTAATCCAGGGGACTACTCCAATCCCAGTCCCTGGAAGCCATAACGACATCCCGCACTCAACAGTTGTAATTAACTACATACGAAAAGAGGTTGCACAATGAAGGTCGCTCTGCTTCTATCGGGCCAGCTTCGTAAATTCCCCGAGGCTTTTGCCACGTGGAAAGACTGGCTCATGCCTCAAGTGACTGATACCTACTACTTCTGCTCCATGCCTGCGGCCACTCAGCCGCAGGTGCGTGATCTTATCCCTGATGCGATGGGCGGATACTGCCATGACTTCCAGATCCCCAAGCGTGACGTGATCCCGCTCCAGGATCTCGAACATGCTCAGGCCATGGAGTCTCAATGGTGGAAGGTTCAGCAGTGCTCGTACCTCCTCACCGACCACTATGACCTCGTGGTTCGCATGAGGCCGGATCTGATCTTCGCTCCAGGCACTCGCCTGGATTTGGCCTCCTTCAATCCCCACTTCATCCACGTGCCCAAGCTCTTCTCCTGGGGCGGCTACTGCGATGAACTGGCCATCGGGGGCCAGGACATCATGGACACGTACTGCGACTTCTACAACCACCTGAACTGCTGGGTCGGAGGGCCTGACTTCAACCGTGCCTTCCCCTGGTCTGGCAACTCCGAGAGCCGCCTCTACGCCTACCTGAACGGCAGGGTTCCGGTGCAGCGATTCGACGTAGGATTCTGCCACGTGAAAGCTGATGGCCGGATCGACGGCACCATCCCTTCTGAGCAGGGCCTCATGGGATTCGACGGGAGGCCACTATGAGGATTGTCTACAGGGAAGCCCCGGAGAAGTTCCGCATCCTACGCACCGTGAACCACACCAGTCCGGCCTACGCTGCTCTCAACGCAGAGTATGAAGCCTGGCAGTCCAACTACCTGGCCGAGTACAGAGCCGGGGGAAAGACCAGCGTGAAGAAGACCAACACTCCATCGGTCGGCAGGGGGGCTGGTGGAACGATTGCCATGAACGCCAAGATGCGAAGGGAGTTCTACAATGCCAAAGGCTAACGCCTCGAAGTCCAAGCAGCAGGCCCCGCAAGGGGCCTCTTCGCTTTCTGAAGCAGGCTTTACGGAGATGGACACCTGGAATCAGTGGGATCAGATCGGGCTGGATGAGGTCCGCAGACGGGTCGAACTCCACGCTGAGTACGTGAAGCAGCATCCTCGCAAACTCCCACTGCCGCCCAAGTCGCACAAAGCTCAGTCTTCTGTGAAGAGGGGTCACAGGTCGAAGAAGCTCTAAGTGCTGTGATTATGGGGTGGTATGGAGATGGGTACATGTGGGGAAAATACAACGGCTGTGAGCAGCATAGGCTGGATTCAGGGGTGAGGCTCGGCAGGGGCAGGGTAGTACCGGGGGGGTCTGATAACATGCCATGCAGTGATGGGAGGAGGGCCTGCATTAGCAGACGCGAGGGGGGAGCAAGGACCGAGAACATATCTTATGTATAGTTGCTCCTCAGACAGACTGGGTATGGCGTTACTACAGTTGTAGTCAGGGAGGGGATTGGGATGTGGTGCGATCACGTTCGTCTTCATATGGGCGTCTTGTTGTGCCGGTATTCCCCCAGTCTTGTTGTGCCCGTATTCCCTCTCATCTTCCCCCTAGTCTTCCCCCTAGTCTTCCCCCTAGTCTTCCCCCTCGTCTTCGGTGTCCGATATCAGGCTCATCCTGGCTCACGTCCTATATTCATGGCGATCTATAGTCACGCATCATGATATGACAATTCTTTCAAGTATTCTCTTGACCGCGACGATAGTGGGGGTATGTTTCCTGTATGATCGCTTGAGCATCAAGCTTGCCCTACGGGGCAAGCGTTAACCCCTTAAAGGAGTATCCCTCATGCGTAAGATCGTTGTGACAGTTGGCTGTGTCCGGAACGGAAAGAAGAAATATGACAGTGCGATCCGTTCCGCTGCCATGAACACGGATGCGGAGCAATTCGTCGGCGAGACTCTATCGCGTTGGTGTGGTGGATTCACGGTACAGGGAATCGAGGGCGGATGGCTCCAAGATGAAAAACTCATCCACGAGTCGGGCTTGATCTACACCGTCTTTGATGATGAGGCCCTGGCGTACTCGGTTCAAGAAATCGCCCGATTCATCCGCGGAGCATTCAGGCAGGATTGTGCCCTATTAGAAGTCTCAGAAGTGAATGTCGCATTTGTGGAATAACGTCCCCTTCTATCGCCCCGTGGTGCGGGGCGAACTAAGTGGACCTTTGACCCGTCCTATCCCTCACGGGCCCCGCAAATGGTCGTTTCCGTGAGTCTGGAATAGGACGTAGACGGCAGGGATGGCCATTTTCACCCCATTAGGAGCATTACCATGACTTGTCCCGACTATCGTCCTCGTCGCCAAGGGATTGCGTATCCCACGCCAACCAATGTCCAGTGGCGTAGAATCCTTCGCCATTGTACCCACGTCGATACTGGCTTCACCACGCCATGCTGGATCTGGCTCGGCCGATTGGACACCGACGGGTATGGCGAGTGCAAGTACAACGGTGCGAAGCGGTTTGTCCACCGGATCGCTTACGCGTCTCTACGGGGCGTTACTCCGGCTGGGCGTGACGTGGATCATAAATGCCATCAGAGGGCTTGCTGCAATCCTGAGCACTTGGAAGCCAAGAAGCCGATCGAGAATGCGGGAAAGCATCCCGAAGCCTACCAGCAGTCTATCCAAGTGAATTCCAAGAATTACCTTGACTACGCTGAGTCTCAGGCTGGACTTGAGCCAGTTCCCTTTTGAGGAGTAACATCATGCAAGCGGAACAAAACATCCTGAGAGTGTATAATCAGGCAGCGGCAAGTGTGGCCAATTGCCAAGGTGATGTCTGCGGTTGACAGTTCTTTCCCCCCGCACCGTTAGGACGGTGCGGTGATGAGTGAATTGTCCTTTTTGAGAAGCGATCATGGCAACGCCACTGACAAAACTTGTGTACCGTTCCTTATCCTTTGGCGGCAGGGATTGGATCGTCGGCTTGGTCCCCGCCATTGCTGAGAGGCGGTTCGACTCGATTGTCATCCGCCAAAAAGGGAAGCGGCGTGGTGGTCCAAACGAGTACATGGTCCCCGTCGAATCCTTCCTGCTCTTCGCGGCAGAACGTACGCGTCAAGTCAGGGTCCGAGAACGGATCAAGGCACGCAAGCTCAAGAAATTTGGACAATGCGTTTGACTCTCGCCGAATCCGAGGTAGAGTATAACCAAAGGAGTTCTCATGAAAGCGATCGAGACAAGATTCCACGCACCGACCGCGACACTACCAGCCAGGATATCGGCACGAGCGGAAGGGATGAAGCGGGTATTCTATCCTGCTGATAAAGGCCATGGTGTCGCTGCTAGTAGATTTCGGGCTGCTTGCGGATGGAGTGGGGACATGGTAAGCGGCTACTTGCCCAGCGGAAACATCGCGTGGTGTTTCGTTAGAGACAATGTTCACATTTGAAGGAGTTCTCATGACGCGTAATATCGGAACCAAGGATCATCCCCACCTGGTCAAGCTGGACTCGGGGTGCGTACACAATCCCCGCCCCACAACCTCTGCCGGCAAGGGCAAGCACGCCGATCGGTCGGAGTCTGAGCGGAAGCGGGTCGAGAAAATCTGGGGGAATTAATTTGCTTCCCCTCGGATCTGGGGTCTGTCTGATTCAACTGTCCTTTTTGAGGAGCAAACATGCAAGGTTATTCCCCTTCCCCGGCGGTCCTGGACGAACGTAAGGAGGCGACTGTCATCCGCACCGGAAAGCGAGTCCCGGTCCAGACTGCGGCACGCGAGGACGGGAGCACAATCCTCCTGGTCCGGCACCATGCTGAGTGTGGCAACCTGGTGTTCGATGACACCACCTATGGGTATCATCGCACTGACAAACCGGCTGGATATGATGTCTACGCTCCGGTGACGATCTCCGGCAAGACTGCCGAGAACTGGCCCATCGGTGGTGATCGGCCCGAGTAAAATCCCCATGACGAAATGTCAGGGAAGAGCATGGCGAAGCTCTCTAACACTACGCCCGTCCGGGACCACGCATGGACGTTAAAGTATAGTGGTTGGTCTGGCGGTTCAAGGAATCCCGCCTTAAATGATCGTCGTCTAATGGTAGGACTCGGCGTGGCTGCCCAAGGTAATGCAGGTTCGACTCCTGCCGATCATGTTACAAGGAGAAACAATGAACTTTGAACCTGTGTTCGTTCTCAAGCCGGAACGGTGGCCAGTTCTCAGTGACTGCACGACTGTCATCGCCCTCACGCCTACAGCTTCGGGCGACAAAAGGCACGTCAAGCTGGGCTGCACCTTCCGGGCTTGTGAACTCTTTGTTGAAGTCCCGATCTCCTGGAACGAGGATCGTGTAAACAATCTCATCGGGAGGTTTCGGGCGGCAGGGGATGCGAGAATGAATGAACGGCGGGGACCAGTCTCTCGGGACGAGGAATAGGGGCTATATCCCCGACCCCTAACGGATATAGAGTATAACGTCGAGACTTCACACTGTCAAATGGAGATACAATGATAAAGCGTACCTTACCCCTGCTGCTCCTGGCCGCACTGGCTTCCCCTGCTGCCGCCACTGTCACGAATTGGATGACAGGGCAGGTGATCACCACGAAAACCATCGGACCGGGGGCGGACTTCTCGTCGATGAACCTAGAGTACGCTGACTTCCGGAATAAGAATCTGGTGGGCGTAAACTTCGGCCTGTCCGATCTGTCTCACGCCGATCTGGCGGGAGCTACGCTGAGCGGGCAGGGATTCGTCAGCTACAACGCCAACTTCTTCAACGCCAATCTCACGGGAGCCAACTTCTCTTGGGTGAATCAGAATGCCCTGGTGATCCAAGGGCACATGTCCTTCCAGGAAGCCAATCTGACCAACACCTCCTTTGCCTACGCCACGCTGTTCGGCAGTGACTTTACTGGTGCGACTCTCAACAATACGGACTTCACGGGGGCCGAGTTGGATGGCGTGCTGGGCTTGACAGGCACTGTCACGCCCGCTACGATCATTGTGCCTGAGTCACCATACGTGACCATTGTGGGATTCCTAGTTGGTCTGGGAATCCTGATGGTCTCTACTCGGTCGCGGAGAAAGCCATGAAGTACGGACAGTTCGACGACAAGAAGTACGTGGTGACCGACTTCGAGACCTTCTACGATGACACCTTCCACCTGCTGCGGAACGGGAAGGGCTATCGCACGGAGGAGTACATCCAGGACCGCCGGTTCAAGGCCCACGGCATCGGTGTGGCTTATCCCAATGGCAAGACCGACTTCATTGTCGGGGAGGACATTCCGAAATGGTTAAAATCGTACAAGTCCCATACGTTTGTCAACCACAAGATGACGTTCGACGCGTTAATCTGGCGACTACGATACAGTTTCGTTCCCCGCTTCATGCTGGACACGTTGTTCATGGCCAATGCAGTGTACGGGCCCGCCGAGGTGAGCGGTGGGAATGACTTGGAATCGGTCGCCGAGAGACTCAAGCTCCAGCCCAAGGGGAAGATCGAGCAGTTCAAGGGCCTGTATGATCTGCCGCCAGATAAGGCTTTGGCCCTGGCAACCTATGCCCGCAATGACGCGGATCTGACCCGTCACATTCTCCTAGCTCTGCTGCCCCAGATGACTCGGCCGGAGTTCGAGCTTTGGCTTATCGACCACACCTTGCGGATCTACGTGGACAAGCCCTTGGAAGTGCGGGCTCCTCTGTGCAAGTCCTCTGCCGACCGGATCGAGAAGAACGTGAAGTCTAAGATCAGGTCCTTGCCGAAGATCCCCTTTGTCTTCAAGTGGGAGAAGTCCCGGACAAAGAAGGGCGTGAAGTACAAGGAGAAGATGGAAGATAAGCGGGTGGTGAATGAAGAGGTCCTCGCCAGTAATCCTCAGTTCGGCCAAGCATTCATCCAGGTGCTGAAGAAGACTGGCATCAGGATGCCGATGAAGATGGGCAAGAAGGGCTTGATCCCGGCACTGGCCAAGCAGGATGAGGGTTTCATGGCCTTGAAGTCCTGCCCGAACATAATCGTCAGTTCACTTGTGCAAGCCCGACTCGCGAAGCGGTCGGGTGATACCCAAATCGCCCGGTTGCGGACATTGCTCCTGTGTTCGCGACTGGGCGGTTTCCGGGTCTATCTGAACTACTGGGGGGCGGGCACGGGCCGGTGGTCGGGCGGCAGTGGGCTCAATGCTCACAACTTCCCGAATCCCACTCGGTCGCCGGATGAGTTCGAGCGTGAGGTCGCGGCACTGATTCGGGCCTGCGTTGTTCCTGGCAAAGGTAAGAAGTTCGTGGCGGTCGATGCCGCCAACATTGAAGCTCGCGTGCTGGCCTGGTGGGCTCAGCAGCAGGATCTTGTGGATGCTTTCGGGAGTGGTGAAGATGTCTACTCTTCTTTTGCGAGTGAAGCCTTCAGCGAGGAAGTTCGGAAGCCTAAGGACACTGACCCTAAGCCCAAGGCGATCCGGTTTAAGCTGCTCCGCAATGTCGGGAAAGCAACCGTGCTGGGTCTCGGATACTGCCTCGCTAAGGGCACTCCGATTCTCACCGACACGGGGTGGAAGGCAATCGAAAACGTCCGCCCAACGGATACAGTATGGGATGGCCGTGCGTTCGTATCACACAGTGGCTCTGTCTACTCAGGAAAGAAAGAGGTCATTATATGGGGCGGCATCGCGTTGACTCCTCAGCATCTGTTATTGTGCGAGAGCGGGTGGCGAAGCGTCGGGGAAATCGCTTCAAGCGGGGGTATGCTTGTCCCGTTAAGGGCACACGGTACGGAAGATGGACAGTTACCGGCACTGAGTATTACGTCGGGATCGAAAGGCGTATTCCAGTACGATGCTGGTGTGGCGAACGCTCGGGCGTTCGCCCAGATAAACTACAGAGAGGACGGAGTGTTGAGTGTAGGAAATGTGCCAATAGCCGTGCGGGCCAGCAAGGAGGACAACCCAGGAAGTATGGGCTTTCTGCTAAGGATAGCCGAAGATGGCTCGTTATGTGGCACAACGTCAACAAGAGAATCAACAATCCAACTGACAAGGACTACCACAATTACGGCGGAAGGGGAATCGAACTTCGGATGTCAAAAGCAGATTTCATCGGACACGTGCGGTCCCTTCCCGGAGCGGAAAACCCCCGCCTCCAACTCGATAGAAGGGATAATAACGGGCACTATGAGCGGGGGAATCTCCGTTTTGTCACCGCTTCTGAGAATATACAAAACAGACGTGTACGACATTGTTCTTGCCGGGAGTAATCGCTGTTATCAGGCAGGCCCGTTCATAGCCCACAACTCTATGGGTGCTCCGAAGTTCGAGAAGAACCAGCGTGCTTCACCCGATGTCCGTGCGTTGTTTGAGACGGGAGAACTCACCACGGACAAGTGTGTTTCTCTCGTCAAGCAATACCGCAAGAAGTACACCAACATCACAGCCCTCTGGGGCCGGGTCGATACGGCCTTCCACCGGGCTCGGGAAGGAGCACAGCGTATGGTCAATGGGGTGCTCTTTAGCCGGGGCAAGGGAGGGGTGGATGTCACCCTGCCGTCCGGACGAGTCATTCACTACCCCAACGTGCGGGCAGGAAATAAGGTGGACAACGGGCGAGGTGGAACCAGACTCGAATGGGTTTACGGCTACGGCAAAGGAAAGAAGCTGTACGGCGGACTACTCGTGGAAAACATCGTACAGGCTATCTCCCGCGACATTCTTGCTGAAGGAGTCTGGGCTGCGGAGCAAGCTGGGTGGAACGTGGCATACCACGTGCATGACTCCATCGTCACCGTGACTGCCGCCAAGGACGCAAAGGAGTGCATGAACCAGTGTATCGAAGTCCTTTCTACTGCCCCCGAGTGGGGGCAGGGGATGAAGCTGGGTGCCGAGGGGGAGATATCTGAGGTGTTCGCATGAAGAATTCGCTACCGTGGATTTGCGTGTGCATTGTGGTCCTGCTGGGAGGCTTGGCAGTAGACCGCGTGGTCAAGAAACTGGCGGAACCTGCCATTTCCGGGGCTCCTGCGGTCAATGTGGATGGCAATGTCACCTTGAAGCAGGAAGGGCTTAAATTGGCTCCTGGGCGATTTACGCTTGTGGGTATATCCGGGGGTGGTGGTGTCTATGAACTTGACACGGCCACCGGGGAACTATACCTTGTGGTGATGAGCGGTGTCATTGACATGGGCACTCCTGATGAGCCCCGGTTCGATGCCACTCCTCGCCAAGGAATCGAGGACCTCTTGAAGCAGGATGACAAGAATGGTTGACGGACAGAATGGAAAGGGTGACACTCCGCGTCCCTTCTCCGTCGTGGGAAAACAGAACTGGGATGCCTGGTGGGCCGAACATGAAAGGATCAAGAATGAAGTACATCGAGTGGATCGAGCCAACGGACGAAAGCTGCCAGGAGGTCCTGGTAAATCGGATAAGTGCCGAGGAAGCCATACTCCGGATGAGGCAGGCTAACACGGATGTTCATCAGATCTGCGGCAGTGACCGGATACTGCTGGAGGACTTCATCGTGTGCCACTGGGCCAGGGAAATTGATACTGGCCCCGACTACGGAGTCAGTGGTGAGTGGGCACCTAATCCTCTCTACTTCACGTGGTGGAAGTGGTGGGAATATGCCCCGTCTTCTAGGTTCCACTTTGCATCGACTGGCTGGGTCCTCCCTGCCGACCTCTTTTGGAGCGAATATGACTGCGAAACGGACAACGACTTCTACTACTACTCCCCTTTCCGTAAAGGGGAAATACCAGGTGCGGTGCTCAAGTCTTCCCCTGCTCTTCTCGTGCCCTTCAGCCGTTAAGAATCCCGACCGGCTGGTAGCCGTTCGGGTCGAGAACGGGATGGAGAATCTAGGCACTGACATCCATGCTGCCATCCAGCACACTGTGGAGACTGGTGAGATCAACTTCCACCGGATCGAGGCGAGGTATGATGAGCCCGAGGTAGAGCGTGCCAAAGCTCTTTGGGCGGCAGGACTGAAGCTCGTGACTCAGGCCCGAAGTGACATGAAGAACCCCCAATTCGAGGTGAAAGTTGAGTTTGAGACTGAGAAGTATTCCCTTACTGGTCACGTTGACATTCTGGATACTAGCCCAACTGCTGCGTATGTGGTGGACTTCAAGACTGGGCGAACCAGGGACGACCACTATCATCAGATGGCGGGTTACGCCGTTGGGGCGTGGACAAAGATGGGCCGGCCAGAGCAGTATACCGTTCACGTGGCCTATGCCTACCTTGACGCCTCCCCGCCGGAGATTACGACGATTGACTTCGATGTTCCGTCTATGAAAGCATGGATGAAGGAACTGGACAGCCTGGAGGATCGCTACACGGTCAACCGCCGGTGTGTCTACTGCCCCCTGAACGACACGTGCAAGACGTTCCGGACCTACCTCAAGGGCTCCATGCAACTCCTGGCAGACACCGTGAAGGAAGTGGAGTACGCGAAGGACTTCCGGGCATTGCCGGAGGAGTTGAAGTCCAAGATCGTGACTGCAATGAAGATGGCCGACACCTCCATCAAGCGTATCCGCGAGCACATCAAGGAAGACGCGATCAAGAATGGCCCGATCAAGCTCGGCAATGGCAATGACTTTGCCGTGAAGCTCCGGAGCCGGTCTATCCTGCTCACGTCCAGGGCTCTCCCCGTGGTGGCCAAGTACGTGACGGCAAGGGATATCAGCAACGCTACGAAACTGAACCAGGGAGATCTCTTCACCGCTGCCGCCCGTAGAGTAAAGGGGCCGATGAGGAAGGTCATCTTGGACGAAATGAGGAAGAAGCTGGAGGAAGCCGGGGCCATTGTGACCACCGACTCCGCTTACCTCGAAACTGTGCCAACCCCCAAGGAGACGAAATGTCGGAAGATATCCAAGAAGAAGTGACGGCAGGACCGCCTATGCCCGTCGTGGCTTTCATTCACTCGGACTCGATCAAGCAGATCGTGCCGGCCATGTTGGCCGCTCAGAGGAAGCTCAAGCAGCCAGTCATGGACTCCAAGAATCCCCACTTCGGAAACCCCTACGCCAGTCTGGGGGCTTGCCTGGAGTCTGCTAAGGAGGCTTTCAATGCCCAAGACATCCTCATTGTCCAGACATACTCCCAAGCGGAATACGGCTCGGTTGCCCTCACTACGCTCGCACTCCACAAGTCGGGTGAGTACATCGGGGGCACCTGTGTCATTCCCTGCGACCGCAGCAACGCCCAAGGGTACGGCTCTGCGGCCACATACGCACGCCGGTACGGCCTCTCTGGACTTGCAATGCTGGTGGCGGAACATGACGACGACGGGGAAGTAGCTTCCCAGACTGAAGCCAAAGCCCCTGCTGCCGCCAAAGCCCCCCAGAAGAAGCTCTCTATCTTCGGAGGAAAGTGATGATTGCCGTGGCAATGGTTCTGTCTGCGTTCGCCTTTCCCCTAGTCATCACTATTTTGTGTATCCTGGTCAAAGGGAGGTCTTAATGTACGCGGACGGACTTGAACACGTGAACTTCCCCAAGGAGTACGCCAGTGGAAAGAAGGGCTTCCGGAACGGAAAGTCTCTCCAGGAGAATCCCTTCGACTGGGGCTCTGACAAGTACCAGGCTTGGGAACAAGGCTGGAACGACGCCTTCGGAAAGGAATATGATGAAGGTCAAGCGTAATCCACACAAGCGGCGTAGGTCCGGTGAGCCAAAGCACACCGAATTTGAGCCAAGGAAATACCTCCCTGCTGACGAGGAGTTTGCCCAAAGACTCCGGGACGGATTCCGAATGATGAAAGGTGGGTATTGAATGCGTAAGCTTCCTGGCAGACATATCAGTGAGATCGGCAAGCAGTACTTGAAGGCTCGTCCGGTCACCTTCTTCTCCACGGGCATCAAGGAACTGGATGACTTCACAGGTGGGCTTCCCACGGGTGAACTCACGCTGATTGCGGCTCGGCCCAACATCGGCAAGACCAGCCTGATGATGCAGTTCGTGGAGAACATCGCCATCCACCACAAGATGCCGGTGGGAATCTTCAGCATCGAAATGTGTGGCCGGTCCCTCATGAACCGCATGATCGCAGCACGCACTGGGCTCAATTCCATTGCTCTCCGGAAAGGAGAACTGACTGACAAGCAACGCAAGACCCGTGACAATGCCCTGGCGGACATTGTTAAGCTGCCCCTCTACGTTGATGACTCCTCTGCCGCCACTGTCCAGTACATTCGCCGAGCCAGCATCGACTGGATCAAGGCTGGGATCAGAATCCTGGCTCTGGACTACATCCAGTTAATGACGGCAGGGAAGGCTTCCTCAACCGATCTCCGGGCCTCGTTCATCGGGGACTGCATCCGCACCTTGAAGCAACTGGCTCGGGATCATGACGTGTTGTTCCTGGTACTCAGCCAGTTGAACCGGGAATCAGCCAAAGCCAATCGGGCTCCGACTGTAGCTGATCTCAAGGACTCGGGCGAACTCGAACAAGTTGCTGACAACATCCTGTTGATTCACAAGAATGGCGAAGGCCAGGACATCGTGTACGACCTCCTTCTTGAAAAGTGGAGGAATGGCCCATCTGGGATTGTCTCGACCCAGTTCAATGCGGCCAGGACCAGATTCGAGAGTGTCAAAGAAGAAAAGAAAGGAATCCTATGAAGAAGATCTACATCGCAGGTCCGATGAGGGGCCTGCCTGATCTCAACTTCCCTGCGTTCGATCGTGCGGCTTTACACTTCGGCGATTGTGGGTATTTCGTGTTCAACCCTTCCGACATGGACCGGGCGGCAGGGGACAATGCGGACGATCCACCCTTTATCGCTGACTGCATGAAGCGGGATCTGAATGTCATCTGTGAATGCACGGACATTGCCCTGTTGCGTGGCTGGCCTCACTCGGCAGGAGTGCGGCCCGAGGTTGCCCTGGCCCACCTGCTGAAGCTCAACTTCCACGAGGAGAACGAGATCGGATTCTTTGTTCCCGTCTCCCGGCACTACGTGGCCGCTATTATTGGCCAGTACTTTATCAACAACTACTTTGCGAGGACAAAATGAATTTTGATCAGCCCATTCTGACCAATGGAAAAGGAGAGAAGTCTTTCAGCACTGGTGCGGTGCGGGACAACTCGTCTGGCAAGGGTCGCTGTGACCTGCTGCCCATGGATGCCCTATTCAATCTGCTGGCGGACTCGGATTCGTTCATGATCACTCGCGGGGATCAGCCTCTGAGTGGTCTCTTTTGCTTCGGGGCCGGACAGGACATCCTCGATCTTCAGGTCGCCGCTCTGGTGCTCCTGGCCGAGATCGAGGAACACCTGGACCCTGCCATCCACGTGCAGGACTACAGCCTGGAGAACTTCCCCAATGCGATCCTAGAGGTGTCCAAGCACTTTGAAAAAGGAGCCGAACGGTACGCTGCTAGGAACTGGGAGAAGGGTATTCCGCTCTCCCGCTACCTGGACTCGGCTATCCGTCACTACTTGAAGCATACTGCCGGGGAAGTGGACGAGCCCCACCTGGTCGCTGCCACTTGGAACGTGCTGTGCCTGATCCAGACTCAATACTGGATCAATGCTGGAGTGCTCCCTGAGACTCTCAACGATCTGCCGATCTACCAGGCGGATCGCGACCTGGAAAGCGATTCTGTCCGGAGTGAATCCGCTGCGTTCAAGGCTTACAAGGCCAAGGCCGAAGCGGTCTACGGCGGCTGCTTGGGCCATCCCTTCGTTGATGAGAACACTCTGTCCAGTGATTGCCCCGTAGAGTTCCCGGTCAATCCCACTGTGTTCCCTAGCGACTCCAAACTGTACACGGTGCCCACGCCGGATCTGGCTCCTGCTCCGGCGGTTGTAGGTGGTCCCCAGCTTCCCCAGCAGGATGTCAGCATGGTAGTCCTTGAAAGCGGGTTGTATCGAATCGACTCTTGCTTCGCCCTGGTGGTGGATAACAAGGTCATCGACCAATGCAAATGCAGCACTGTGCCGATCTGCCATGATGTTGTGGTGCGGAATCTTCACCACGCCACCTTCAGCCCGATTACTGGCCGGCGGTATCGGGATAAGGAGAACCTGAGCGGCATCTTCCGGCACGTGTTGTTCGTGTCCGGTGTTGACTACGAGGCTTCTTTCTCCGTTGTCTACATACCGGAGGAGTCAATCACGAAACGCACCGAGGAAGAGGACAGTAATTGGCCTGAAAAGTTTTACCAGAATAACCCGGAATGGGAGCAGATCTGAGGTTGGGGCTTGGGGCTCGGCAAGGTCTGCTCAGATAAAGCAGTAGTCCTTCGCCGGGCTCCTCTTTTTTGGAGTGACAATGGCTAATCAGTTTGAACGAGACTTTGAGGAGAAGTTCCCTGCCATCCGCAAGAAGTGCGGGGCTTACCTCTACCGCCTGTATCCGAAGATGCGGTGCTGCGGGATGAAAGGCACCATGCCGATCTGGGTCCTGGTTGGGCGTGCTCTCTTCGACGTGACAGGGTGGCTGCCAGTCGAAGGACTTGAGGACAGCGAAGGGAAGGAGTATCCCAAGATCGCCCGGAACATCGGGATCGAACTCAAGGACACTAAGCAGCGGCATCCTTCCATGCGGATCATTGGAGAGGACGGCAGTGGGAGCGGAATCCAATCCCACCAGCTTGAGGCCCTGGCTGCTGTCCATCGTGACGGTGGCATC